ATCGTCATGGCTTCTCGAAGTCCTTTACCGAGCATACCCTCGTAATTGGCCTCGTTAGCGTTCGAGCTGACCTCAACTACCAGCAGGGCTTGAACCGCATGTTCAGCCGCTCGACGCGCTGGGACTTCTATTGGCCGGCTCTCTCGCACATTGGCGAGCAGGCCGTACTCAATAAGGAAATCTATGCTCAGGGCACAGCTGCCGACGATGCCGTTTTCGGCTATCAGGAGCGTTTCGCTGAGTACCGCTACAAACCTTCGGTGATTACGGGCCAATTTCGTTCCTCGTATGCGCAGTCTCTTGACACATGGCATCTGGCCCAGGACTTCGGATCGCTGCCAACCCTCGGTCCGGATTTCATCGTTGAAAATCCTCCGATCGATCGTGTGATCGCGGTACCGAGCGAGCCTCACATACTGTTCGACAGCTATTTCAAATACCGGTGCGCTCGGCCTATGCCGACTTATAGCGTTCCCGGTCTGATCGATCATTTCTGATGCTGCCGCTCCTCGCTCCCATCATTGGAGCCGCCATCGGCGGCGGCGCCAGCCTTATCGGTGGCGCCATGCAAAATTCAGCCGCGGCTGCCGCGGCTGATAAACAGATGGGCTTTCAAAAAGAGAGCGCTCAGCATTCCTATCAATGGGCCATGGATGACATGCGTAAAGCAGGTCTTAATCCCATCCTGGCCTATAAACAGGGAGGAGCCGGTACTCTTTCCGGCTCCTCCTACACTCCCCAAAACGTCGGCGCGGCCGCTGCGACCGGCGCAACTGCCGGCGCTGGGGTTGCGAGCTCGGCGATTGCCGCTACTCGCAACCAGGCCGAACTTGCGAATATCGCCGCCGACACCGCCCTGAAGTCCTCGCAGGACAAAACTCAGGACGCCCTTCAAATCCAAGCGTTGGCCCAGGCGGGCCAAGCTAACGCGAACTCTGCTCTTGCAGGTGCGCAGGCTCAAAAAGCCAATTGGGACATGGACTTGATCCGGTCCCAACTCCTTCAAAACCTTCCGAAAGAGACGCTCGCGCGTCTCGATAACGAATTCTACAACACCCCAGCAGCTGGTCCCCTCAACACCGCTCGTCGGTGGTCCGAAGCCCTCTCGGGCGTCGGCAATGCCGCCTCTGCAATCAACCCGTTTAGGTAAAAATCATGGCAAACCAAACAAAGAAAAGAATTATACGCAAACCTTACGATGACCGCGTTCGCCTATCTATCACATTTCCAGATGAAACGATGGCTATGCAGTCATTCAAGGAAGAATGCGATATAAATACAATTCTCTCTAAGTACAACAAAACGGGAATACTTGAACACGTTCAAAAAGTCCAAGGCTCTTACGGCGACTTTTCCAATGTCGCCGAGTACCAGCTGAACCTTAATCAGGTCATCCAGGCGCAGGAAGCGTTCGACGCGCTCCCTGCCAAAATCCGCGAGCGGTTCAACAATGATCCCGCTCATCTGATGACCTTTCTCGACGACGATAAAAATCGCGATGAAGCCATTCGGCTTGGCCTCGTCGAGCCNAAGGAGCCTCCCCAAGCTCCGTCCCCATCCCCAGCCCAAAAAGGCGCGTCAGCGCCGTCNACGGAGCCGCCTAGCGGCGACAAATCACCACCGGCGCAAGCCGGGGCCGGTGATCAATAGCCCTGCGATCTCTCCTCCTCGCAGGGCCAGAACAGTTACTCACTTGATGTAACTGTTCTGAGTGACACCAAACCTCACCCCTCGACCCAGAAAGGTACCCAAATGCGCAGACCTAAAAAGCTATCGAAAAGAGCCTCCAAGGGCTCATTCAAAAAGGGCACTGGCGTCCACAAAAAGAACGCGCCCCGCGGCGTTATGCGCGGAGGCATCCGTCTCTAGCCATGGCCTGTTTTAAACCCCTCAAAGGGTTCAGGTCTAAATCGACTAACCCTGATACCGGCAAGCGTGGAATCGTCTTCAGCCGGCATCAGGGTTTCGTAGACCAACCCGTCGAACTTCCATGCGGGCAATGCACTGGATGTCGTCTCGAGCGTTCGCGTCAGTGGGCCATCCGTTGCATCGGAGAGGCCTCGCTGCACACCGACAATATATTCATTACGCTCACCTATGACAATGAGCATCTACCTGCTGACCGATCACTTGATTATCGGCACTATCAACTATTTATGAAACGGCTTCGTAAGAAGTACGGGGACGATATTCGCTTTTACATGGCAGGCGAGTACGGCGAGCAATTCGGCCGTCCACATTATCACGCCTGCATGTTTAATTTTGACCTTCCAGACAAGAAGCTCTGGAAGAAAGAGCGTGACCATCCGCTCTATACATCGGAAAGTCTTCAAGACCTCTGGGGCATGGGCTTCACATCTATCGGTGGTGTCACGTTCCAAAGCGCGGCTTATGTCGCGCGCTATATAATGAAAAAAGTAACCGGCGAGCCTGCGGAGGACCACTATACTTGGTCCGACCCTGAAACTGGAGAAATCCACACCCGTAAACCTGAGTTTACCAATATGTCTCGCCGCCCTGGCATCGGCTCGCAATGGATTAACACCTATATGTCCGATGTTTTTCCTCGCGACTTCATGGTCGTAAATGGAAAAAAGGTCTCGCCTCCTCGCTACTATACAAATCAATATGAGATGCTTTATCCTGAGGAAGCCGCGAGGCTTAAACTTCGCCGCCAGAAGAACGCAAAAAAGCGTTCAGCAGATAACACCCCTGCGCGGCTAAAGGTCAGAGAAGAAGTCCTAGCTAGCCGCCTCAGCCAGCTTAAAAGGACCATCGAATGATCTACCGCATCTACTCAGTGAAAGACTTGAAGGCGGCCGCATTTGCGCCGCCTTTTTTTCTAGGACGCGATGAAGTCGCGGTCCGCACATTTAAAAGCGCGGTCAACGATCCGACGCATCCAATGCACCCTCACCCTGAGGATTATCACCTCTATCATGTCGGAGAGTTCGACGACGAAACCGGCGTTATCACTGCTCTTGAGCAGCCGCGTTTCATTATCGCTGCAAAGGGTGAGGTGCTCTAATGGCCCGCATCCCATCGGTTATGAGCCATCAATTCAGCCAGGTGCCCCGGGCTGATATACCGCGATCGAGTTTCGATCGCTCGCACGGCTATAAAAGCACGTTCGATGCCGGGTACCTAGTTCCGGTTTTCATCGACGAGGCTTTGCCCGGCGACACATTTAATCTCAATATGACCGGCTTTGGCCGGCTTGCTACGCCTATCCATCCGTTCATGGATAACCTCTTCATCGACAGCTTTTTTTTCGCTGTTCCGATGCGCCTGGTCTGGGATAACTGGCAGCGTTTTAACGGCGAGCAGAAAGACCCAGGCGACAGCACTGACTTTGTCATTCCCACTATGACCTCCCCCGCTGGGGGTTATCAGGTCGGGTCTCTGTCCGATTATTTCGGCATTCCCACTCAAGTCGCTGGTCTTAAACACTCCTCGATGTGGCATCGAGCTTACTACCTGGTCTGGAACGAGTGGTTCCGTGACCAAAACCTGCAGGACAGTTTGGCTGTCCCTACGGGCGATGGCCCGGATGCTCCCGCCAACTTCGTTTTGCAGCGTCGTGGCAAGCGCCACGACTATTTCACGTCTGCCCTGCCCTGGCCTCAGAAGGGCCCTTCTGTCGAGCTTCCGCTCGGCACAAACGCCCCCGTTAATATGCCCTTTGCTCCGGCTGGTCCTTCGTCCGCTGCCGGCGTTTCCTGGCAAACTCAAAACGGTGTTTTTAACAACGTGATGGCCGGCACTGCCGGTGCTGGCGCAAACGCCATGTTCGCGGATCTGTCGCTTGCGACGGCCGCGACCATCAATCAACTTCGCCAGGCCTTCCAGATTCAAAAGCTTTATGAGCGCGACGCGCGCGGCGGCACGCGTTACACCGAGATCATTAAAGCTCATTTCGGCGTTACATCGCCGGACGCCCGCCTCCAGCGGCCGGAATACCTCGGGGGCGGGTCTACCCCCATAAATGTCAATCCGGTCGCTCAGACCTCATCTACGGACGATGAGAGCCCGCAGGGTAATCTTGCTGCCCTCGGCACTCTTCACATGGATCGTCATGGCTTCTCGAAGTCCTTTACCGAGCATACCCTCGTAATTGGCCTCGTTAGCGTTCGAGCTGACCTCAACTACCAGCAGGGCTTGAACCGCATGTTCAGCCGCTCGACGCGCTGGGACTTCTATTGGCCGGCTCTCTCGCACATTGGCGAGCAGGCCGTACTCAATAAGGAAATCTATGCTCAGGGCACAGCTGCCGACGATGCCGTTTTCGGCTATCAGGAGCGTTTCGCTGAGTACCGCTACAAACCTTCGGTGATCACGGGCCAATTTCGGTCCTCCTATGCTCAGTCTCTCGACACGTGGCATCTCGCCCAGGACTTCGGATCGCTGCCAACCCTCGGTCCGGATTTCATCGTTGAAAATCCGCCGATTGATCGCGTGATCGCGGTACCAAGCGAG